AAGTATCCATGGTTTGCACCTAAGATGCAGGTCTTTGAATCTGGTGAAGTACAAGACATGTGTGGAGAGGATGTATCCTTCTGTCTTGATGCGAAGGATGCAGGATTTGAGATTTGGTGTGATCCTCGTATCAGAGTTGGTCACGAAAAGACTCGCGTTATCTGATGTCTACGCAAGAACTCTATACAATTTCTCATAATGGTCAGGTACTCTTTGAGGGCTTGACCCAAGAGGAATACTTTGATAAACTAGCAGACCTAGCGGAGGACTTCTACTCTTCTGGGTCTCCGAATCCCTCGGAATTAATCACTACAATCACTAAGGAAGACTAAGTTATTATGGCACGTTCTAAGATTGGTTTGAATGGCGCGACGTTCGTTGAGTCTAAACCGAAGAAGACTCGTCAAGGGTCCGGAAAAAACACGAAGTATGCCGCTTCTTCTCGCAATAGTGCTAAGAAACGTTATCGCGGTCAGGGTCGCTGAGGGGGCGACCCCTTTTTTTGTCCTAAAATAAATACACTGAGGGATAGAAACCCCTATAAAAGTTCTGATTCACACGATCAGGAGCACAATGGGTAATTCACCTGTCGATAGAGATAAAGACTATATGTTCCAAACATATGGTACTAGAAGTTTAATTACGGACTATTGGTCTATGCCTCATAAAACTAATGATGACCCTGAAGAATTGACTGAAGAAGAACAAAATCAAGAGTGAGGGTATAAATAAAATCATAAAAATCTACCCGCACGATGTCTTCAAAGAGGGTTTCTAGAGCATTTAAAGATATTAGTTTTGCCTTTGATCCACACCCTGTGACGAAGGACCTTCCAGTGTTGATTAATCAACGTGCTATCATTCGATCAGTACGTAATTTAGTTGAAACTATACCAACTGAACGATTCTTTAACTCTACATTAGGTACTGATATCCGTGGATCCCTCTTTGAATTTGTTGATTATGGTACTGCTACCGTAATTGAAGATCAAATTCGTAATACTGTTGAATTTTATGAGGATCGAATTGAAAATTTAAAGATTCAAGTTGATCCTAGACCTGATAATAATAGTTTTGATGTAAAAGTTTTCTTTGATATCGTTGGTTCAGATTTTCCACCACAAGCATTCTCCTTTATCTTGGAGACAACGCGATAAAAAATGCCTTTTACTCAATTTACTAACCTAGATTTCGATCAAATTAAGGTTCAGATCAAAGATTACCTCCGTGCTAATTCAAATTTCACGGATTTTGACTTTGAAGGATCGAACTTTTCTGTTCTGATTGATACTTTAGCATATAATACCTACATTAATGCGTTTAATGCGAACCTTGTAGTTAATGAATCCTTCCTGGATGCTGCTACAGTTCGTGAAAACGTGGTTTCTCATGCTAGAAACATCGGTTATATACCCCGTTCTAAGACTGCTGCTAAGGCAAACGTTACTTTTGCAGTCCCAACAACCACAAGTGGTGGATTTATTACGTTAGAAGCGGGTTTGACGTGCATTGGTGCTGCAGATAACACCACATATCGCTTCTCATTACCTGAAGATTTAAGTGCTAACGTTAAAAATGGCGTAGCACAGTTCGGAACACCCGAAAAACCAGTAGAAATCTATCAAGGATCGCTGCTCTCATCACAATTCTTGGTCAATACGGCACAAGATCAGCGTTTTATCCTTGATAATCCTAATGTTGATACTTCAACCATTAGAGTTTACGTCAAAGGCATCAATGATACAGGTCTTGGACGTGAATTTAAGATGGTTGACAACATTTTAAACATTGATAAGACCTCTGAAATCTTTTTAATTCAAGAAGTTCAAGAAGAACGCTATGAATTACTGTTTGGTGATGGATATTTTGGTAAAAAGTTAGAAAATAATGCTGTTATCACGGTTCGTTACATCGTAACTGATGGTGAGGCAGGAAATGGACCAGCATTATTTGATTTCCAAGGTAGTTTTGTTGATAATGAAGGCATAAGAGTCATTCCTAGCGGTTCTGTGCCCGTTACAACCGTCCAGAGGGCGATGAATGGCGGTGAAGTAGAGAATATATCGTCGATTAAGTACTTCGCTCCTAGACTGTATTCAGCGCAGTACAGAGCGGTTACTGCTAGGGACTATGAAGCAATCATTGCTTCGGTTTATCCTAATACTGAGTCCGTTGCAGTGGTTGGTGGTGAAGAATTATCACCTCCACAGTTCGGTAGCGTTCAAATTAGCATCAAACCAAAGAATGGTTCGTATGTTTCAGACTTTGATAAGCAAAATATTCTGAATAAGATCAAACAATACTCAATTGCTGGTATTAATCAGAAGATTGTTGACCTGAAGATCCTTTATGTTGAACTTGATTCGACAGTTTACTTCAATGATAGTCAAGTTTCTAACATTGATGACTTGAGAACTAGTGTTACCAGTGCTCTTTCAACATATTCTAAGGATGTTGATATGAATCGCTTTGGTGGTCGTTTCAAATATAGTAAAGTTCTTCAATTAATTGATCGTGTTGATAATGCTATCACTTCTAACATCACAAAAGTAAGAATTAGAAGAGATATGAAGGTTCTGAAGAACCAGTTTGCACAATATGAGATTTGTTTTGGTAATAGATTCCATGTTAATCCAAATGGATTGAACATTAAGTCCACTGGATTTAGAATTCCAGGAGAGAAGTCACTTGTTTACTTAACTGACCAACCAATTGATGATAAGACTGGAGTCATCTCAATGGTTAAGTCGGATCAAACCGGCAATCAAGTGGTTGTTTCTAGAGAAGCAGGAACTGTTGATTATATGAAGGGAGAAGTCCTGCTGAATACTGTAAACATCATTGAAACTGCAAGTCCTAATGATGTTGTTGAGATTCAAGCATTCCCAGAATCGAATGATGTAATCGGTCTTAAAGATCTTTATCTTTCATTCGACATCCCAAGTAGCACGATAAATATGGTTAAAGATGTAATCGCATCTGGTGAAGATATTTCTGGCGTCTCGTTCACAAGAGATTACTATACTTCAAGTTATTCCAACGGAGCATTAGAGAGGAAGTAAAATATGTCGCATTTTGAGAAGAAAGTGCAACTCAATAAAATTATTGAGAGCCAACTTCCCGAATTCTTAGTTGCCGATTTTCCTAAAGCGGTAGAATTTTTCAAGCAATATTATATTTCCCAGGAAGCACAGGGTGGTAATGTTGACTTGATTGATAACCTTGATCGTTATATCAAGTTAGATAATCTTATTCCTGAAGTTGTTGTTGCAAAAGCAACTCTTTCTTCTGATATTAGTGCTAGCGACACAACAATTAATGTCTCTTCTACAAAGGGATATCCAGATGACTATGGTCTTCTGAAGATTGGAAATGAAATCATCACTTACACTGGTAAGACTGATACTTCATTCACTGGTTGTATCCGTGGATTTAGTGGTGTCACTGGATTTGATGATTCAACCAAAGCATATTTTGTAGATACGAATCGTCAAAGTGTCGTTTTTGAAGACACTGTTGCCGAATCTCATACTGCACAAGCAGAGATTCAGAATCTTAGTGCTTTATTCTTACAGAATTTCTATAAGCAATTAAAGAAAACCTTTACTCCTGGTATTGAAGAAGAGACTTTTGTCTCTGATTTGAACGTTGCTAACTTCATCAAGCACTCCAGAAACTTCTATCAGTCCAAAGGTATTGAAGAGTCCGTAATCATCCTCTTCAAGGTCCTCTACGGCGTCACGGCGAAGGTTATTGACCTAGAGGGTAGACTGATCAAACCATCCTCTGCAGACTACATCAGAAGGGAGGTAGTGGTCGCTGAGCAGATATCTGGTGACCCCTTTGCACTTAAAGGTCAGACAATCTTTAGATCTAATGATCTGAGCACAAATGCCTCTGTTTCTGAAGTAGAAATCTTTACTAGAGAAGGATTATCTTTCTATAAGATTGATTTGTTTATTGGATACAATGATAGAGATCTTGTAGAGGGAACTTTTGATGTTCCTGGATTCTCACGAGTCTTAGAACCAGTCTCAGCAGGTTCTTCAGTCATTGCTGTTGATTCTACAATCGGTTTCGGTCAAACTGGATCTGTTGTAACTGGTGATCTCACCATTGAATACACTTCTAAGAGTGTTAACCAGTTCTTTGGATGTACTGGAATTACCAGCAGTATCACTCTTGGTGCTCCTCTTAGAGCAGATGAGACTGTTTTTGGTTACGAAAATGGTGATCCAGATAAGAAGTGTGAACTTCGTATCACTGGTGTTCTTGCAAACTTCGAATCTATTGATGATATTCCATTGATGGAGAAGTTTGAGAGACTCTCCGTAAGAAATATTGGAGATGTTATCTACAATCCAAGTGGAGAGCAGACATATAAGGAAGTATTTTCTAACTCTTGGATTTACAATACTAGCACAAGATTTGAAGTTAAAAATATTCAAGGAACTTTATTTGAACTTTACCTAGAACCAGAAGAATCAACTCTTAAAGTTGGAGATACTGTTGATATTCTCTTTGGTAATAGCGTTACGACTGTTGTTTCACCTAATGCAACGGTTGATTCTATTTCTGGAACATCAGTCACACTTGGTAATATTTCAGGATTTACTCCACTACCAAATCAAAACTATAGTTTTAGAAGAAATCTTGTAAAGAGCACTAGTGCTACTACTCAAATTAAAGAAGGAAACAATGTCTATGTCGCAAATGCTCTGAACGTCTACACTGACGATGCAGATACATTTGGATATGTTGCATCTAACTCTCTTCCTGGATATGAAATTTTAGATGAAATTGTTGAATCAGTATCACCAGACGGAACAGTTTCTAATCTTGGTGGATACAGCACATATTTCCAGAACTATTCTACAGTCAAGTTCTCATCATCGGTAAGGTTTATTGATGGTGATGAGATTGTATATACTGCAGAGAACCAGTTCTCTGGTTTAGTCTCAGGTGAGTCTTATTTTGTAAAGCGTGTTGGTTCAAATGAAATTCAACTCTTTGCATCTAAAGCACAACTCAAGGGTAATGAATTTGTTCGTATTGGTCCTAACAATACTGCTGGACAGCACTTCTTTACTCTAAAGAGGCATGAAGACAAAGCACTGTCTGCTAATAGCATTCTTAGAAAAATTCCACTTGGTCAATCACTTGCTCAGCAGAGTGAAGTAACTAGAAATATTGGTAACGTTGGTGTTCTTGTTGACGGAACAGAAATTTCCAGTCCAGAATCCAGAGATAGAATTTACTATGGTCCTCTGGAAGAATTTGAAGTTGTAAACAGTGGAAGAGATTATGATGTAGTTAATCCTCCAGAGATTACAGTCAGCGTTGGAAAAGGATCTACAGTTGGATTAGTAACTGCTCTTGTAGAACCTGTTGTAGTTGGTAGTGTTAAGCAGGTATTCGTTGACCCACAAACATTTGATGTTGAAGATGTTCTCTCAGTATCTTTGACTGGTGGTAATGGTGAGGGTTGTGTATTAGAACCAGTTGTTGGAACCAGATTTAGAGAAGTTGAATTTGATAGTAGAGCATTAACTCTTGGTGGTGGTGTTGATATTGACGAAGAAACTATCACTTTCTTTGAACCACATAACTTTGTTGATGGTCAGACTGTAATTTACAATCATAATAACAACGATCCAATTTCCATTGGTAATGCTTATGACATCAATAATGGAATTACTGGAACTTTAATCAGTGGTGATGAATATGTTGTTAAGGTAGTTAATACAACAACAGTTAAACTCCACCTCAGTGAATCCGATGCTCTGAATGAGGGTGTTGGTATTAACACTATTGGATTGTCTACTGCAACATCTGCTAGTGGTATCCATAAGTTCAGAACTCTTAATAAGAAAAATCTCAGAGAAGTTAATGTTCTCAATCCTGGTTCAGGATATGCACATAGAAAGTTAAGAGTAAAACCAGCAGGAATCTCAACATACTTCAATACAATCACCTTCAAGAATCATGGATTTGAGACAGGTGAGACTGTTAAGTATTCAGGCACTGGAACTCAACTTGGTGGACTTAATACTACAGATTCATATCAGATTCTGAAGATTGACTCAGATACATTCAAAGTTATCAATGTTGGAGTTGGTGCTACAGACACTACCGATAGTGTTAGAAATAAAGTTGTTGACTTAACAGACGCTGGTAGTGGATATCATATCTTCCAATATCCACCTATTGAAATTACTGCTAACGTTTCTTTCGGTGGAACATCAGGTTCTTTCACATTTACACCAATCATTACTGGTGAGATGACTCATGCATACATGTATGAGAGTGGTGTTGGATACGGTTCTACTATACT